CAAAGTAAGGAGTAAATATGATTGATATCGATATATTAGAGAGTCTTGCAGACTTTTTAAAGTCTAATGTGGCAAGTAAGATTAAGTTAAAAAAGCCTACAGATACAGATGAAGGTCCGTATGAATTAGTTAATCCAGCGGTATATATATGTTGGGTACCTCCGAAGAACTTTTTAGAAGAATATGGACACGATATTCCTTCTCTTATTGTTATGATGGATGAAGGTCTAGATTCGGAAGAAGATGCAACATTAAGTGTAAGAGTTAAAGTAGTTACTTATGATCCA